CACAGGAAGCAAGCCGTATTGAGGATCTCGCCGGTCCCGCCAGAGCCGGACCTGCCTGTGCAGACAGGCCTGCCCGCGCACCAGCAGACGGGGAAAACATGAACAAAATAAAAAACATGCTCCAGGATATGCGCCTAGTACTAGTCAACGACTCGAATAGATTCGAGAGCGATTATCACATCTCAGCGCGCGGCGTGCCATATGTCCACGTGGTAGTGAAAGGCAAACGATACCAATTCACCTACTTCGGCAAAGGTAAATTTTTCCGAATCTTCGACGACCAACAAAACAGAAAGGACATCGAAAAAAGAAACGATGTGATTCAATGGTTCCGGGACCTTGCCGGAAAATAGCCAAACAAAAGAACAACCCCACCCCTGCCCCAAAAAGGTGGGGGTGTTCTTTCTGGTCCGCACCGCCGAAAGAAGCCTGCCTGTGCGTCGCACGCAGACAGGCGATACCGGATCTGAAAAATTTTTCCGAAACTCCGTTTCGGCACTTCGTGGCGGGACGGAAAGGGACTACGGTTTGCTGTTGGCTTCGCCTGCCTGCGGCAGGCAGGAGTTTGGATTTGGTTTTACGTGCGCACGAACACTCATAATTCGGAGAGCCGTCCAAGTCCCCCCAAGAGAAAAGGCATCCGCTAAATCAGGAGAGCCAGGGCGTAGACGTGGCACGCGTGCCACACGCCCCTCCCGGAATGGCGCCTAATGGGTTTCCCGCCAAACCTTGACAGCACTTGGAATATTTGGTACATTTGGCTTATGACTAGGACGACACTATCAACCAAAGAAGCGGCGGAGATGCTGGAAGTCAGCGACCAAACCATTATCAATTGGTGGAAAGAAGGGATTATTGAAGGATACAAACTCAATCCATCAAAGAGTAATTCGAAAATACGTGTCTCTAAGAAAAGCATTGAGCGCATACTTAGAGAACGAGCGAACCCGCGAAGTCAGCCAGGCAGAAAATAATGAAACTGCAATGTTACTTTTCCTGCTGATCATCGTCTGGTTGATTGCGCTTGCCTGCAATCACGCAAGCAGGCTGGAATTTCGCGGCAGATAACGAGAGCGCCCCGTGCCTGCCTGTCGGCAGACAGGCTTGAACACGGAGCGCCTTCGTAGGCCATCCGGCCGCAAAGGTAAGAGCCTAAAACACCGTACCTTTACAACCGAATAGACAGAGCGGGTGATGGGACTCGAACCCACGATATCTTGCTTGGGAAGCAAGCGTTCTCAAGTGGGAATAGTTCATTATAAATCCTTTAGGAGCTTCGAAACAGGCAAATACTGACGCATAGAATCTAGCTTCAGGGTGCGGGTGTAGCGATGGATCATCTCTGAATTGTTCCACCGGCCCCCCTCCATCAACACACGTTCAGGAGCACCGTTCTCCGTGGCAAGCACAGCGAAGGTACGACGAAGATCATGCGGCGAAAGTTTTATGCCAATTCGCCGACCCCATTCCCTGACAATCGAGTACAACCCCTCGGGAGTCAGCCCATCCCCCGTAAAAACATTTGTGAATAAAAACCCCTGCCCATCCGCAACCTCGCGATAATGCAGCCAGCGCGCGATATTCTCGGCGGTCTCGGGGGAGAAAACAGCAGCCGACCACTGACCGCCTTTGACGATCACCTGTAAAACGCGCTGATGCAGATCGGTATCTGCCTGCTGAAGCCGGCAAAGCTCAGAGCAGCGCAGTCCCGTATCCAAAGCCACAGCCGCAATCGCCAGATCACGAGTCCCCTTCGACGTATACGGATCGAATGAAGCCAGCAACCGCAAGGCCACATCCGCACTCAAGGCGCGCTGTGGCTTACCAGCAACACGCTTCAACTTCGCCGACAATGCAGGATGACGCCCATACTTCCATGAAAGATATTTCTGACAGGCAGCCAGGGCAACGCAGCGCCGACTACTCCCCCACTCAGGTTTAGAGACAAACTCGATCAATCCAGCAGCCGAGAGATCAGCAGGGACACATTCCGCCAGAAAGCGGAAAAGAACACTTGCATAAGTGCGCTTGGTTGTGTCTGCAAACGGAAACGACGAAAGAAACTCTCTCACTCGAATCACATCGCACCTCCACGACAATCTGCAAAAATGTGCGTGCGAACGTCACGCACGCATTTTTGTAGACAAGACGGAAATTGTCTGGACAAGCAACTAACAATCTCGTTAGGCTTATACATGCCGACACAACGGCATGAGAGCAAAGCCCGCGTCGGGACACGCGGGTACAACAAAAAGTTACTGGTTTCATGAAGGGAATCCAGCAAGGAAAACTCACACGAAACCAGTAACAATCAGATTTTACCATCAACAAAAAGGAATCCAGCAATGACAATTCTACTCACCCTCAAAGACCTGATCTTGAACATCGTCACCTTCGGACTATGGGGACGTATTCAGGGCGCAAAGTCCAGCCGCGTGACCAATGTCAAATACGACAAGTAGAGTACTCGCGGCCATCACGGATTATTGGCGGGAGAATGCCATCCCGCCAACCATCCGCAACATACAAGCAGCAACAGGCTTACGCTCTACATCAGCAGTCAGATACTGCTACATGAAACTCGAAAAATACGGGGAAATCAAAAGAATAAAGAGCAAGCCTGTGCCGCTCTCAATCTATCTACTCTTGTGTCGCCATGGCGCCATAGAGCCAAAAGGAGAATCCAGCAATGCAAAACCAACCAGCAAGTGACAGCGGAATCGGGCGATTCTTCGCCGGAGCAGGCAAAGTAATAATCGCCTTAACCGTGCTCGCCTTTCTCGGATTACACACGCTAAATTTCTTCGCGTGGACGTTTCCAGATGAGCAAGCCATATACCGACCACTCGGATTCGGACTGACAGGCGGAGCCTTCATCGCCTACATCCTGATCTTCAAGTTTATGGCAAAGACAGACCTGCAAAAGTTCGTCTCCATGTCCATGATCCTAATTTGCGGGATCGGCGAACTGGCAGCCGCAGGCTTCGGGATGCAAGTCGAAGCCTATACCAACGCAGGGATAGCCTTCACGAAGGAAGAAATCGACATCATGATTTGGGCGATCCGCATACTAGGCGGAGTCCATGCAGTCGCCTTAGTGCTCGACTTCATCGGCGACGACATCGGCGCAGCATGGAAAAGCAAAGGCACACCCATCAGCGAAACTGTATTCGACCGCAGAGTCGAGAGCCGAACCTACCCAGCACAAGTCCCCTCCCCCATCACCCCAACCGTGCCCCAGGTCACGACCCCTTCCCCTTTTCCGACTCCAAGCGAGTAACGCAATTGACTCAAGGCTTGTGGATGCAAACCATCACCAGCAGGGACGGCAGCAAGCGCAGAGCCTTTTGCCTGTCCTGCTTGAAGGAAGGCCGGGACTGGATCGGTGGAGAGTTGTGCAGCCACATGAAGGCAGCACAGGAGCCGGTAGCGCCGGAAGCAACACTGGACCCCGCTTCACAGGCAAACGCCAGCCCATCGTAATCAAGACTTGTGCCTGTTGCGGAGAAGAATTCGAGACCCATTTCGTAAACCAGAAATTCTTGAACAGCCGCCACAGAAACCGCTACTACCGGCACAAGTGAATGACACGTGTCAACTTAAAAGGAGAAAACAGCAATGAACAACCAGAAAGTCGAGACCTGCATCTGCCTCCACTACATCGGCGACAACGGCCCATGCCCCAGGCATGGAGACCTGTCTGCCGATCCACAGGCAGAGACAGGTCGAGAGAGTCAAGATGAACCAAAGCCAACTACTCCAAAAAGCCAAGCGCCTGCTTGAGTACAGGCGCCGGACATCACGAGCACCACGGCTGGACGATGATCTCATTACACAGACCAGACTCCGCAGGTTGATAAAGGTCGTCAGACCTAACCGGTTCATCCGATGGTTTCGGAAGATGATCAGAAAATAAAAACGCTCTCGCGCGGTCAAAGCCGCGCGAGAGCACCATGAGCAAAGGAGATTCTACCATGAGCGTCAAAACAATGTCATTAGTCCTCGAAATGGAATGCCCAACCGAAATAAACGGCTTGTCATTTAGATCAAGTACTAAATTCGTGCTCGCCATGTACGCAGACCACGCCGACCACAACGGGCGAAACATCTTCCCAGCCATCCTCACCATAGCCAGGAAAACGGGACTCGACGAGCGCACAGTCCAAAGACTAACGCGCCAACTCGAAGAAATGGGCGCGCTTGTAGCAGACGGACAAGGCCCAAAGGGTCAAAACCGATGGTACATCCCAGGGGCAGGGGGTGGCATGGTGTCACCGGTGACATTTGAAAGGGGTGACATTCCTTCGGGTGACATTCCTTCGGGTGACATGGTGCCACCCAATATTAAAGACTCACCCTTAGATTTACAATATGTAAATAATATAGATTTTGGGATGATTTGGGCGACACTGAAAACCGAACTACAAAAAGAACTGACCGGAAGCCAGTTCACAAAGTGGATCGAGCCGACAAAAGCCGTCGCCTTTGACGGAAAGATTTTGACAGTCGAAGTACCAGACAGCTACACAAGCGATTGGCTAACCACACGGATAGCAAAACAGGCTCAAAGTAAACTGACTGGAATTCTCGCAACAGATGAACCAATCAGGATAAAGTTTGTCGTGCCGGAGGCAGTCCAATGAAGATCATCCCAATCGCGATCGCGATCGCGATCCTTGCATCCCTTGCCTGCATGACAAGCACCATTCCGGCAGACACCGCCACAAAAAGCGCCACATCAACACCCACGCAAACAGCGATAGTGCATGCCAACAATGACGAACCCGCCAGCGGAACAGTTTTTGAGATCCCCACCGCCGCGCCTCTCTGCGCCACCGTGACCGCGATCCAATCCCTCCATCTTCGGGACCAGCCGAACGAGCGAGCGCAGGTCCTGGCTTACCTTCACAATGGGGAGCAGGTTAGAGTTATTGCATTCCTGCCTGCGTCCCGCGGACAGGCAGGCGGGCAGTGGTGGAAACTCAGCACCAGCCAGGGCACCGGCTACGCCAATGCGAAATACTTACGGCTTGCGGAGTGTGCGCCGTGATATGGAGACCCAAGCCAGGCACACGCGTAGAACTGCATTATCGGAAGTCCATGCGCACAACGTGTCCACATCTAGCCCGCGGAACAATCATCAAGAGTGGCGGAAAGAAGATCATCAACGCCTTGGTGTTTCTTGATGACAATAGATTTATGATCGTCCCACGTGGAAATCTAGCGGAGTGCAAACCATGAGAAAAGCAGTCATCGCTATTCAATACGGAGCACCACATTTTCTCGCTACTTGCAATAACTGTTCTTGGGAGTATACAGATCATACGGACAAAGAAACAGGCTACAAAGAAATCCGAAAGCATGTTAGAGAATCCGGTCATGAAATCCATCTTGAAAAAGGCGTTCATACAAATTACCGACCTGCCTACCAGCAGGCAGGAGAAGAATAGAACCATGATAAAGCCGTCCATCCATCCCGCCACGCCGCGCCGGCTCAAGACCGAATTCCGACGGGCGCGCTGGAATTTCCAAACACTGGCAAAGACACTGGGTGTAAACGTGTACTACGTGCACCGGCTCATTCGCTACGGCGAACAGCCGACAAATGCCAACATCCGCAAGATGCTATTCCTGCCGAAGTACCAGCGATCACACACCGCCAGAAAGAGCGAGCCATTGCCCCCTCACGTCAAGTGGTGGAGATACACTCTCGACAAGAAAAGCCGAAACCGGATCGTAGAAAGGCTATACAACCATGCACAACAAATCAATCATACGCCATCTACTCGTTAGAACAGAGAACAGCCCGGACACCAAAGAAAAGTACTTCGCCTTGTGCGGCGCTGTTGCGTCAAGTGATGACAAGCGCACAGTCTCAGCCAATAGCGAAAAGGTTACGTGCCCGACATGCCTGTCTGCCATCACAGGCAAGCGCCTCCTGGACATCACCGGCCATACATCAGACTTGGATGAGGCACTCACCGAATTCGAGAACGTGAAGGAAGCCGTAGCCGAACTATTCGACGAGAACCAGGCGCTTGCAATTCTCAACCGGCGCATGGCGTTGACACTAGACTTCGCCAATCAGACCATCGCCATCATAGAACGCGATGCAGCGATGTTCATCACACCAAAAGGCAGGCAATGGATCGAGAAGTACAGAGAGCAGTACAGTAAGTTATCGAACACCATTTCTCAATCAAAGGAGATCATCGAAAAATGAACATGCAGCCCTACACATTCACGATCAAACTCACACCGCGCCGGCAGCATTACTGCATCGTGTCCATCGGCGCAGATATAATCTACGTCACCCGCAAAGCCTACACATCAAGCGAGCAGGCCACAACAGAAGCCAGGGAATACCTGGAAGAACAACAGGAGTCCAGCCATGCTAACCCAACTCATCAACCAAATGATTGACGAAACACACCAGGGGAAACCGGCCAAGCGCGCGCTCAAACAAGGCTTGCACGTTTCCATCCTACAAAGACCAAATGCGTTCACGCTCATCATCGCGCGCGATAAGGTATATCCATCAGAGCAGGAATGGAAAACCGTGCTCAAACACTGGCCGTACCATGTGGAGCATGTAGAGCCGAGTAGAATTGTCGACAATGATCGGCGCATGGCGCTCAAAGCCGAAATACCAACGGCGCGCACGATCCAAGCTCAGATGTTCTAGCTTTAGAAGTAACATCATGGCAGACGTTGAATTAGAACCAACAGAGCAACCCATCACCGACCGAACGCGCGTCATCCTGCAAGCTATCAACAAACTCGATAGCAAGCATCTCGACAGGCTCGAAACAACGCTCAATGAATTACAGAACGTGAGCGAAGCCGTCAGAGAAATTCAAAGGCATTTGGGCCTGGCTACCGTACAGGCAGGTATCAACAACACATGGCGAACTGCCGTTATCCGCGCACTCAACCAATTCCTATCCCATGTCGATCCTAATTGGAAAAAGAACCATCAATAAAACTGTGCGTGCGCACGTCACGCACGCAGTTTTATTGATGAAAGGAAATGAAAATGTCAGAAAATAATAATACCTGGGCAGTTGTTGAGCTAATGGGACACCTCACCATTGCAGGACGTATCACTAAGCCGGGTGAATATGGCGGCCTTTGGCAAGTTGATATTCCCGAAGGCGAAATATTCCGAACTGAATTTTTCGGGAGCCAGTCAGTCTATCGCGTACGCATCGTAAGCGAAGAAATCGCTCGCGGCTACGCAAGACCAGGCCATGAGATCATCGAATACGATGCCCCAATCATCACGCGTGAAGAGCATCTAAACGCAATGCAGCGCGCACAGCAAACGCTCGATTATCTACGTGATGAAAACGATGAATTGAAGCGCAGACTTACAGCCATCAAAGCATTGCCGAAAGGAGACGATATAAACTTGTGATACACTTACGCCAATAACTTAGGCCGCTCTCCCTGGCGCCAATGGCGCCACGCAGAGCGGACAAGGCGACTGCCTTCACCTGTCTGCGTGCAAACGGCACAGGCAGGCAACCAGCCGCGTCAGAAATGACGCGGCTTTTTTATTTACACACTATGGAACAATTATTCAAAATACTTTCGATCATAGACATGATGAGAGACAATTACAATCACCACGCTTCACGCGTCGCAGAGTACACCGTGAAGCTGGCCGAAGCAATGGAATTGAAAGACATAGAACTCATCAACACAGCCGCACACCTTCACGACATCGGAAAACTGCTCGTATCCAAAGACCTGTTGAACCTGCCCCGCAAACTAACACCAGATGAGCGGGAGAAGATACAGAAACATTCACTACTGGGGTGGGCAATCCTAGAACAAGCCGGTTATCACCCGACCATTCTCAGAATGGTGCGCCACCATCACGAGAAATGGGACGGGTCCGGCTACCCTGATGGACTCAAAGGCCAGCAGATCCCAATCGGCGCGCGCTTGTTGGCTGTCGCTGATGTATACGACGCACTTACAAACCAACGACCACACAGAGACCGCCACACGTACAACTTTTCAAAAACCTACATCCAGGGATTGAAGGGTAAAGATTTTGACCCAGAAGTCGTGAATGTGTTTTTCGACAAGGTAATACCCACGGAAGAAGTGGGGGAGGTGGACGGATGATCATAAAATTGCCGCCAGCCTACGACACGTCCCACTGGAAAGAGATACCAGACTTCGCGCTCGTTCAGCCAAGACCCGCGCTCGTCGTCACTAAAGCAACCGAAGCAGACAATTTTACAGACAATACTTTCCTGAAATACATGGCCGACCTGAAACAAGACGGCATCCTCAGGGGAGCATTCCACTTTCACCGCAAGGCCACAACCGCAGCCAGACAAGCCGAACATTTCGTAAGAACCATCGCGCCAGTGATAGAACCCAAAGACGTTCTCGCGCTCGACATCGAAGAAGGCGGAGAGACCGCAGCGCAGATCATTGCATGGCTGGATTATGTACAGGCACAATTCAGCAACCTGATGCTCATCTACTCGCGCAAGAACATTCTCGATCCAATCCCCATGACGGAAAGCCAAAAGACCAGGCTCAAGCAAATACCCATCTGGACAGCCGGCTATCCGTGGTTCCCCGATCTATATCCCGCGCCGCCAGCGAGCTACATCCCCGACCAAACCAGGTGGGGGCCTGTCTACCTATGGCAATACACCAGCAGCGGACAGGTGACAGGAATCAGCGGGTCCGTCGATTGCAATTGGATTTCGCCCACGTTCTATCAGATCCTTTTCCCGCCCGCACCACCAGCAGGCAATAACTACCCGACGCGCGTCGTGCTCCAATACGAGAACGAGATCAAAGGCTATGTACCCGAATAGAGTCATTCTCCAATACACAGACGAGAACCTTACCTATGTGCCGGAGCCTGTCATCGGTCTCCCGCCCCCGGTCTCCCGTCCCCTCTACTTCGTGCTCCGCGATTGGGAGCGAGCCGACTTCACAGGCACGATCACGCGCCCAAATCTTCCAATGGTATTCCGATGCGGGGAACTCGACAACAGCAGCAACGGACACTACTCAGACCTCAATTCAGAATGGCAGTTCTTCTTGATGGACTTACTCTCATTGTCCTACTACGGAAAACCACACACGAAACTTACCAAACTTGAACGCGCTTACATGGCAAAGCGCACCACCGCAGTCTACGCCAGCGCACGCGCATTCTCGAACAACAAGGGACTCGACTTGTTCAGAAACTACCTGCTAGGAGAGAGATTGACCGAAGGCTTGCCAAGCATCTACACGCTCGTATGCGGCGGCGCATCACTGGCAGGGGAGAAGAAGATCAACACCAAAGGCGTATCAATGCTCAAAGTAGATTACTTCGACGGCAACGGCAGCCCGCCACCGATAGAGACGATCAATATCAACACCGACCCGCGTATCTTTTTCGCCACAACCATTACAGGCACGAAAAAGAACGGAGGTTACGCAGTCTATCGTTTCCCAAATCTGGACGGGAAGGACGTACCTATCCCGATCATAGCAAGCCAGCCGATTTATTACCCACTCGCCTACACAAAACTGTTGATCGACGGCAAGAAAGGATATCCATACTACCCATGACCAACGGCACAGCAGCAGCAGTGATCGAGAAGATCGACGAAGCACTCAAAGACGACAAATTCGAAACGCGCCAGGGTCTGCGATTCATGGCAACCGTTATGAAGGAGGCCATGCAGGTGATCGGCGACGTGGCAGAGACCAAAGGCACAACCAACACACGGATCGCAAACATGGAAAAGGCAATCAATGATTTTCTGGAAGCACAGACCACGAAGGAAGCAAAAGCAGAAGCAGAACGCGGCAAATGGCGTTGGGCGATCATTTCACCAGGCATTGGCATAATCCTTATAGAGCTATTCAGATGGTTGTCAGGACCTGCCTAAGGCGCAGACAGGTGACATGCCCAAAGCCACGAAAGGACGCAAGCACGGCGCGCCTGCCCACGCCGGAAAGGCAGGCGGGCAGCCAGGAAATAAGAATGCACAGAAGCACGGATTCTATTCGCGCCAGTTCTCAACGACTGAAAGCAAAAGACTTGAAGGACAAGACCGCTTCACGATTGAGGATGAACTTGATCTACTCCGTGTCTGCATGGATAGACTTACAGAGCAATTATCTTTCGATGAAATCACTCACAGAGACGACAAAGGCAATTACACCCGCGACAACCATTATTTGCAGCAATTGAACACACTATCGCTTATGACCCAATCTCTATCCACCATGATCCGAACACACTACCTCACACGCGGCAAAGGCGGCACGCTCGAACAGGGCATCATGGAAGCATTGGAAGAACTCAGGCTTGAATTAGGTTTGTAACATGTTTGAATATGCAGAGACAAGAAGAAAAACATACGACGGAAAGGGAGAAGGAGACCCTTGCTTTGTTCCAGTTTGCCCAAATTGTGCGCGCTACGTGAAGGCAGACAAAACAGTCACAGTCAACGGATTAGGCCGATTGGTTGAAAAGCCAAACGCAACATGCTCACAATGCGGCAGGGTAGAGATGCCGTTTGAGGGGTTTATATCTACCTGGGAGGCAGACAGGTGAGCACGATCAAGCAAACGATCAAACACATTGCAAAGAACTTCGCTTCGTTCACCGAACGCGGCGGAGGTATCACCATGCGAAGCTATCAACTCGCGCCGGCAAAAGCAATCATTGATTCAGTCATTCACAAAAAAGGACTCACGTTCGTCGTCATCATGTCACGCCAGGCAGGGAAGGACGAACTTGTCGGAAACCTGCTGGCATTCCTCTGCAATCTATTCGCACATCGAGACGTGGGGATCGTCGTCGCCAACCCAACCTACAAACCGCAGACGATCAATGCGATCATGCGCTTCGAGAAACGACTCTCAACAAACCTGATTACAAAAATGTTCTGGTCGAAACGCTCCGACTTCATGCGTATGATCGGAAATGCAGTCGTCAGTTTCCTGTCAGGTGACGGCAGCGCCAACGTGGTAGGAGCCACGGCAAGCCTTGCCCTGATCATCAACGAAGCCCA